GCCGTTAGTTACTAATCAATCCGGCGAATTTACGTTAACTAACGGCTCTTACATTATGGGCGCCCGTGCAACACGCCAAGAGATTTTAGTATGGACTGATTCTGCCATTTATTCTATGCAGTATATTGGCGCTCCATATGTTTGGGGCTTCCAGATTTTGATGGATAACATATCCATTATGTCGCCTAACTCTATGATTACGATTAACAACGTAACTTACTGGATGGGGCGTGACCGATTCTATATGTACTCTGGCCGTGTTGAAGTGCTACCTTGCGCATTGCGCCAATATGTTTTTGATGATATTAATGAGAACCAGTCTTATCAGGTTTTTGCTGGCGCTAACGAGGCATTCAATGAAGTCTGGTGGTTTTATGTAAGCAATTCTAGTCTAGGTACAACTGTAGATAAATACATTATTTACAACTACTTAGACCGTGTTTGGTATTACGGAACTATGCCACGCACCGCTTGGCTACAAACCGGTACACAACCTTATCCTATTTCAGCAGCATATTCTACAAATGCTATATTTACAGGCTCTGTTTCTGGCAGCACCTTAACAGTAACGGCTATAACTGTAGGGTCTTTGGCTGTTGGGCAAACTATTATTGCGCCGGGTATTCTATCTAGCACAACTATTACGGCTTTGGGCACCGGTACAGGTGGGGTAGGCACTTACACAATAAGTACACCACAAACAGTTTCATCAACTACTATGACTTCTACAAACGGTACTGGCGTTCTTTTATATCAAGAAAATGGAAACGACGACCAATCAACCGCCGCAACTTTACCTATAGACTCTTATGTGCAATCCTCAGACTTTGATATTGGTGATGGCCACAACTTCGGCTTTGTTTGGAGAATACTGCCTGACGTTAATTTTAATGGTTCTACTACTAACCAGCCATCTGTAACGATGACCGTAAAACCACGGGAAAACTCCGGCACGGCATACGGGCAAGCAGATAGCCCACAAGTACAAAGCGCACAAAACTACACGGTTCTTCCTCAATATACTATTCAACAGTTTACTGGACAGGTTTATACCCGCCTAAGAGGTCGCCAAATGGCGTTTAGAATTGAGTCAAATGATGTTGGTGTGGCTTGGCAGTTAGGTAGCCCACGCATTGATATTCGCCCAGATGGTAGAAGATAATGGCAATAGCAAATAAAAATAACTATAATGGGCAGCTTAGGCCAACAACGTCGCCTAACTTACCTATTGCGCCTACGGATTATCAGCAAGGGTATCAGGACCAGATTAATAACGCATTACGGTTATATTTTGCACAATTAGATAACTTTACCCAAGGTTCCGTAGTACCCGCGTCAGGGGCTACAAATCAAAGACCTACAGCAAAGTTACAGGTTGGGCAGCAGTTTTTTGATACAAGTTTAAATTCGGGGTCTGGTTTGCCTATTTGGTGGACAGGAACTAAGTGGATAAACGCTAGTGGAACAGCAGTTTAAATGCTAAAATTAGCAAAAAGTAAAGGATAGTATATGGCAGGCGGCGGCGGATCAAGTGGTGGCGGTTTTGAAAGCTATTTACCAATAGCTGCGGCTTTGGCCGCGACAGTTATGACTGACGGCGCTGCCGCTCCTATGCTTGAAGAAAGCCTTGGAACTACTGGCGCCGCTGCTGTAATGGGAGGTGGTATAGGGGCTTTGACTGGTGGTGCTACAGCTGCTTTGACCGGCCAAAACGTAATGCAAAACGCCCTTATGGGGGGTATTGGCGGTGCTTCTCTTGGTTATGGAGGTCTTTATGAAGGGGCTCCTGAAGTTGCTGCTGGTTCTGGTTTAACTGCTGCCGGAACAGAGGTTGCTCCTGCTGCGGCTCCTTCTCTTGGGGGTTCTGTAGCGGGTGGTGATGTAGTACTTCCAGGTGCCAATTCAAGTATAGTAGCCGGTACTAGCGCTTTTAGCCCTTCAGAAATTGCTGCGGGTGAGGGTATTCAAGGCACAACCCCATATTTAGCTACTTTACCTGGTGGGACTGTAACTTCAGCTCAAGCCGCTAGTGCCGCTGCCGCTAATGCTGCTGCCGCTAATGCTGGCGCTACTGGTCTTGGTTCTACTCTTATGCACTACGCTCCTTATGGGGTTGGGGCACTTGCACTGGGTTCTATGCTTCAAAATGATGCCCAGCATTACGGTGGAACAGCCCAAGCGGCTCAGCCTTACACTGGCGGTAATTTAGCTAAATTTAAGTACGACCCAAATCAGTACACCCCAGCGGTAGCAGTACCACCAAACCCAGCGTATCAAGCTAACTATTCTGGATATGCTCGGCCGCCAGGTTACGCTGGTGGTGGTTTAATGGACCCAAATTCCGAACCAGTAGACTTTATGGGCGGCGATATGTACCCTCAAAGCCAGCAACATACTTCTGCTTATGCTACCCCAACCCAAATGCCAGCCACAGCGCAGGCAACCGCATCTTTGTATGAACCAAAAACAAACCCATTAACTGGCGATGAAGTTGCTAATATGAACACCGGGGGTTATGGCAAAGACGCTTTGGCAGATTTAATGAATAGCCGTAATGCAATTGAAAAATATAAAAGCCAATACGCACAAGACCCTTCTACAGTAATTTCTGCAGCTAAAGGAGGCGACTATAACGCTATGTTGGCCATGAACCAGATACGCGGCACACCTAACGCAAACTATGCTGGTGGTGGAGTAGTTGCTTTTGATAACGGTGGACAGGCTCAACTAACCCCAGATCAAATGGCTCAGATGCAAGCCCAAGCGACGCAACAACAAGCCCCTCAGTATGACCCATACAGTGAATTACAACAGCAAGCCATGTATGCTCGTATGGCTGGTCTGCCACAGATTACCCCAACTTCTAGCGCTCAAGGCGGTCTATTATCAAGCTATGCTGGCGGTGGTGGTATTTCTAGTTTAGGAGGTTACTCAGATGGTGGACGTATGCTTAAAGGTCCTGGCGATGGTATGTCTGACAGCATCCCTGCTACTATTGCTAATAAACGACCAGCGCGGTTGGCTGATAACGAGTTTGTTGTGCCTGCGGATGTCGTCTCTCATCTTGGGAATGGTTCTTCTGACGCTGGCGCTAAAAAGTTATACGCTATGATGGATAAAGTAAGAAAGGCTAGAACTGGTAAAGCTAAGCAAGCTCCTGCAATTAAAGCTGATAAATACATGCCAGCATGAGCCTGTTAATTCGCCACGTCCCTATTCAATATGTTAATCAAGCTTGGCCTCTGGTTGAAAAGTATATTGCAGAAGCTGTACAGTATGGTGGCGATGATTACACGCTGGATCAAGTCAGAGTTTACCTTGCGTCGGGCCAATGGCTTTTGGTGGTGGCATCAACTGAAGATGGTTCAATTAAAGGAGCGGCCACGGTTAGCTTTAGTAATTATCCTAATGATAGGGTGGCTTTTGTTACATTTATTGGTGGTCGGTTAATTTCTAATCAAGAGACTTTTACGCAGTTTAAAGATTTACTAAAGGCTAACGGAGCCACTAAAATACAGGGTGCAGCAAGAGAAGCAATTGCCCGGTTGTGGAGCCGTTATGGATTTGAAGAGCGGTATAGAATTGTAGAGACAAAAATATGAGATATGGCTTAGATACAATGTTGCCTTTAGAGGCTTTTAAACCACGCTTAGGTCGTGGTTTTGGTGCAGGTGGTATGACCCTTGAAGGTGGTGGCGGCGGTTCTCCTCCTCCCCCTCCCGCCGCGCCAACTACTACTAACGTTCAGAATACAAACATCCCCGATTATGCGCGCCCATATGTAGAGACAATGCTTGGCGCTACTCAACAGCAGTTGTTTAATACACAGACAAATGACGACGGTTCGGTACAAATTACTGGCGTTAAACCATATGTACCATATAGCCAAAATCCATCCGATTATGTAGCTGGTTTTAGCCCAATGCAACAAGCTGCCCAAACAGAGACAGCAAATCTTCAAGTTCCTGGTCAATACGGAGCTGCTACTGCTATGACAGGTGCCGGCGGTTTAGGCGCTTATGGTTTAGCTGGTCAAGAAGCGCAAGCTGGTAATCAATACAATCAGATGGCTACCAATCCGTACGCTATGGGCGCTTTTATGAACCCATACATTCAGCAGTCTTTAAACCCACAATTACAACAGCTGGCACAGCAAACAGGTATTCAAACTGCGGCTGAACAAGGCGCTGCAACATCTGCTGGTGCTTTTGGTGGTTCTCGTGAAGCCTTAATGAATTCGTTGCAACAACAACAAGGTAATTTAGCGGCTCAACAAGCTATTGGCCAAGG